GGAAGGCGGTAGAGGAACTGAAATCTCTACGCTCCCAGGTGGACAAAATCTTGGAGAACTTGAGGATGTCAAGTACTTCCAGAAGAAATTATATAAAGCATTAAACGTTCCTAACTCAAGATTAGAAACAGAGACTACATTTAATATTGGTCGTGCTGCTGAAATTACAAGAGATGAGGTTAAGTTCCAGAAATTTGTTGCACGTTTGCGTAAGAGATTCTCTGAATTGTTTATGGATCTTCTTAAAACTCAACTTGTTCTAAAGGGTATTATTACTCTTGAGGATTGGGAAGAGATGAAAGAGCATATCCAATTCGATTATATTGCTGATAACTACTTCTCCGAACTTAAGGATATTGAAATCCGTAACGAAAGGATGAATGAGGTTGCTCAAATGGATCCTTACGTTGGTAAGTATTTCTCTGCTGAGTATATACGTCGTCAAGTTCTTAAGCAAACTGATGTTGAGATCAAAGAGATTGACAAACAGATTGAAAAAGAAATTGAAGATGGAACCATTATGGATCCACAAGCAGTGCAAGCAATGGAGATGGGTATAGGTGAAGAAGATCCTGCTGCTGCAGGTGAATTACCACCCGCAGAAGGGGGAGGTACCCCCGACCCAAAAGCGGTAATTAACGCTGCTGATCAGCGTAGGGGAGAAATCTGATAAATAAATATTAAAGTGGGAATTATTATGCCTAGCGAAATCGCACAAACTATAGTGAATCATATCTTTGGTGATGAAAAAGCCAAAGCAGTTGATGCAATGAATGATGCTTTGAGTGCATCAGCATACGATGCCATTCAGCAACATAAAGTTGAATTTGCAAAAACGCATGGATTTAATCCAGATGATACTGCACAAGCGGTAGCAGATGAGATTACTGATAACCAAGATCCTGCAGGAGATATTCAGAATGTTGACTATCAAGGTCGCAAACCTGAAGATGCACCTGAAGGTGAAGTTGAACAACCCGAAGCTTCTGCTGAGGTTGAACCCACGGATGAACCCACTGTAGAAGAGGAACCAAACGATGAGACTAATAGCTGAACAAATCACTAAAGCTGAATTCATTTTAGAAGACCGCAAAGGTGGTGGAAAGAACTATTTCATTGAAGGTATTTTTCTCCAAGCAGAATTGAAGAATAAGAATGGACGTATGTACCCATTCAAAACTCTTCAAAGGGAAGTTGCTAAATATGATGAGAACTATATTACTAAAGGCCGTGCATTGGGTGAGTTAGGTCATCCAGAAGGTCCATCTATCAATCTTGATAGAGTATCTCATAAGATCGAAAGTCTTAAAGAGGATGGTAATAATTTTATTGGTAGAGCAAAGATACTTGATACTCCAAATGGAAAGATTGCGAAATCTCTTCTTGATGAAGGTGTAAGTCTCGGAGTTTCTTCCAGAGGTATGGGATCACTTCGTAAAGAAGATGATTGTAATATCGTAGAAGATGACTTTATGCTTGCCACTGCTGCTGATATAGTAGCAGATCCTTCGGCTCCAGACGCTTTTGTGGATGGAATCATGGAAGGAAAGGAGTGGGTTTGGGATAACGGAGTCATAAAAGAGTCTGCTGTTGCCCAAATTAAACAAGAAATAGATCAAGCAACGCTTAGAAACCTCCAAGAACGTAAAATTTCCGCGTTCAGCAAGTTTTTAAGAAGTTTGTAATTTATAAATAAACATAGACAACGTAAAAGTTAACGGAGTTAATTCAAATGGCTGAGACCCTCGACAAAGAGCTAGATAACATGGAAGAAGTGACCGAAGGTTCTAATCCTGTTACTAAGAACGCAAAACCTGGTGAACCTATCGACACTTCTAAGAGTGGCGGTAAGAAAGTAATTCATGTGGCTTCTGACAACTGGGAGAACGCTGCAGGAACGAAAAACGCTGGAGCAAGTGCTTCTAGTGATGTAAGTGTAGAAAAGGATAAGTCCTTAAAGACTAAACCTTCCGATGCATCCGCTAAACAAGAGGAGGTAGAAGCCGATGGCGAAACAATCGCAGAAGAAACCCCTAAGACCGAGTACGACTTTAGTGAAGACGTTGACGCTCTTGTCGCTGGTGAAGAACTCTCAGAAGAGTTCCGAACAAAAGCAGTGACAATTTTCGAGGCGGCTGTTACTTCACGTGTAAATAGCGAAGTCAAAGTCGTGCAAGAAGCGATGGAAGAATCTCTCACCGAAGAGGTTGAGAAGATCAAAACAGAATTGGCAGAAAAAGTCGATGACTATCTATCTTATGCTGCAAAAACCTGGATGGAAGAGAATGCTCTTCAGGTTGAGCACGGTATCAAGACTGAGATGGCAGAGTCATTCTTTAACGGCCTAAAAGAACTCTTCGTAGAACACAACTTTAGTGTTCCCGAAGAAAAATTCAACCTGCTAGATGGAATGGCAGGGGAACTTGATGAGATGGAGAAAAAACTCAATGAGCAAATCGACACTAATGTAGCTTTGAATAAGCGTATTGGTGATTTTAGTAAAATGGAAATCGTGAACGAAGCAGCTGCAGGACTTGCTGAAACCCAAAAGGATAAGCTTGCTAAACTTGCAGAGGGAGTTGAGTTTGAAAATGAAGCAGACTATCGTAAGAAAGTCGAAACTATCAAGGAATCATATTTCACTAGGAAGGCCGAAGTTGCTGAGTCAGCAACAGAACCCACCGAAGAAAGTTCTGAACCATTGGTAGAAAGCACAGCGTCAGGATCTATGTCGAAGTATGTAGATGCCCTAGCACGTTGGTCCAAATAATTAAAACAACTACTTTTTTTAAGTCAAATGACATTACAACAACTTCAAGAAAAGTGGGCTCCCGTTCTAAATCACGAATCAGTACCTGAAATCAGTGATACTTATAAGAAAGGCGTAGTCGCACAACTCTTAGAAAACCAAGAATTAGCAATCAAAGAAGAATCAAACGTTCTTTCTGAGACTCTACAAACAACTGGATACACAGGCGATCACGCTGCCACTGGTCCTGTTGCAGGTTTTGATCCAGTATTGATCAGTCTAATTAGACGTTCAATGCCTCAACTAATTGCATATGATATCGCTGGCGTTCAGCCAATGACTGGTCCTACAGGACTTATCTTTGCAATGAGATCATTCTACGGTTCAGAGCGTAGACCTAACAACGGTGACTTCAGAGAAGCACTATTCAACGAGCCAAACGCTGGTTTCTCTGGTGGAAAAGGCACAGGATTATCAAACTACGATCCTACTGCTTCATCTTCTGGTGTTAACGATGCTGAAGGTGCTAACCCAGGACTTCTTAACGACTCCCCTGCTGGATCATACGAAGTAACTGGTGATGCTACTGGTATGACTACAGCTACTGCTGAAGCATTAGATGATTCATCTGCGAACAATGAGTTCCGTGAGATGGGTTTCTCAATCGAGAAAGTAACAGTTACTGCTCGATCACGTGCTTTAAAGGCAGAGTACAGCATAGAGATGGCTCAAGACCTTAAGGCGATTCATGGATTGGATGCAGAGCAAGAGCTTGCTAACATCCTTTCTACCGAGATCCTTGCTGAAATCAACAGGGAAGTCGTTAGAACAATCTATACGAACGCTGTTAAAGGTGCTATCGCTAATACTGCTACTGACGGTATCTTCGACCTAGACGTTGACTCTAATGGTAGATGGTCTGTTGAGAAATTCAAGGGACTTCTATTCCAGATAGAAAGAGATTCAAACGCTATCGGACAAGAAACTCGTCGCGGGAAGGGCAACATCCTAATCTGTTCTGCAGACGTTGCTTCAGCTCTCGGAATGGCTGGCGTTCTTGACTATGCTCCTGCTCTTAATGGTAACAACAGTCTAACTGGTGTAGATGATACTTCTTCTACAATGGTTGGTACACTTAATGGTCGCATTAAGGTTTACGTTGATCCATATTCATCTAACGTTGCTGACAAGCACTTCTATGTTGCAGGCTACAAAGGAACTTCTCCTTATGATGCTGGTCTGTTCTATTGCCCATACGTTCCATTGCAGCAAGTCAGAGCAATCAACCCTAACACCTTCCAACCAAAAATCGGGTTTAAGACTCGTTACGGTATGGTTTCAAACCCATTCTCAGGTGGTCTTACACAAGGTAATGGTGCTCTTACAGCCAATGCTAACAAGTACTACAGAAGAGTACAAGTTGCTAACCTCATGTAATTTGAGATTAACACATAACTTTAAAAGAGACCTTCGGGTCTCTTTTTTTGTATAAATATCTCAGTTTGACTAATAATAATGACAAGTATTATTGACCCAAAGAAATACTCCAATGCAGTTGACCTATTAAGGTCATTTTTTTTGTCTAAAGGTTTTCTAGAAGTCCATACACAAAACCGTTTAAGTATACTTGCTGCTTGTGAAGATCCAGAAACAGTAGCAACATATAATTACGGTGGTAATATTTGGCCACTACCTCAGACAGGTCAGATGTGGTTAGAATATGAATTACTTTCCAACCCTTCAGCAGAAGGGTTTTTCTGTGTCTCAACATCCTATAGGGCAGAACCAAATCCTGTACCAGGAAGACATGAAACAATCTTCCCCATGTTTGAATTTGAAATGAAGGGTGGTGTAGATGCTCTTAAAGATATGGAGATTGAGTTATGTCGATGGTTAGGATTACCACTAGACGAACAGAATAAGATCAAGACTTATGATGATTGGGCTACTAAGTTTAACACTAAAGAACTTGATCATGACCATGAAGAGAAGATTAGTCGTGGAATGATTACTGACTTCCCTGAGTGGACATCACCATTCTGGAACATGGCACGTAATGATGATGGCACAAGTAAAAAGATTGATGTTATTCTCAATGGGATGGAGACGATAGGTTCTGCAGAACGCAGTACCGACAAAGATCAAATGCGTGATACCTTTTACACTATATCAGATGGACAATATGCTCAACTGATTATAGATCTGTTTGGTAGAAGTAGAGTAGAGAAAGAACTTGAAGACTTCCTCTCCTTTGATTTCTTCCCAAGATCAGGTGGAGGCATTGGTATGACTCGTATAATCTCGGCACTTTCATAGTGCCTCAATCTAGGGTGGCGAAATTGGTAAACGCGACACGCTGTTTCCGTGTTGACTTTTAGTCTTGGTGGTTCGACTCCATCCCCTAGAGTTACTATATATCAAAGCTAAATACTATTGTTAAGTATCAGATTTCATGGCTAACTGGTATCAAGATCAACTGACGAATAAGAACTTTTTATCTCCTATAGGATTTGTCTTCCTATTACAGAGAGCACAAAAGACTTCTTTCCTATGTCAAAAAGCAACTATACCAAATATGTCATTAGGTGAAGTTCCAATACCTACTGCTGGTATGGTACCAATTCCTATAGAAGGTAATATGGTTTATGGTGATCTAGAAGTTGAATTTATAGTAGATGAAGATCTACGAAATTATATGGAAGTCCATAACTGGATGAGAGCATTAGGAACCCCACAAAATTATGGTGAAAGAACTGATTGGGAAAGGAAATATCAATTTCATGCATCTGATGATCCAAGATATTCTGATGCAACACTTCAAGTATTAAATAATAATAATCTAGCAAATTTTGACGTTCTTTTTAAATCTGTATTTCCTGTTGCATTAGGTGCTTTACCATTTGATGTTACACAATCAGATAACCAGTACCTTACTGCTACTGCAACATTTAAATATATGTTGTTTGAAGTAAGAAACGTTAGTTCACAAACAAGGAGATAAGAGATGTCTTGTAACGACCACGATAAAATGAATCCAGTTGTTCATGCTTTACACCATGTAAAAGAATGGGATAAGAAATGGGCAAAGAAGATTCAAGATAAATTCAATCTGACAGATTATCAAATGTTATGTTTGGCATTCGCAAAAGGTTTCGTAATAGGAGCGATACTCCTCTAAACAGAGACGGAACACCTTGCCTTAAAGGTAGGATTATTAATTTAATTCAAGTAGTAGTTGTTGTTCAATTATTAATAGTAGCAGCAACTATACATGGATGTCTCATGCCTGGTAAGACTTGTGATTCAGAAACGAAACAACATATTGCTAACATGATGACTGTTATAACTACTTCTACCTTTGCTTTATATGCAGCAGAGAAATGAAGTTTGAATTTGAAACCACTTTTGGATCTGGAGTAGACCCTTGGTATGCTAAAGCAGAGAGGTGGGCTAAGAAAAAACCCTTTCCTTGGAACCATTTATTACTAGGTGCTATAGCATGGTTGACAAAAGTTTGGATTGATGCTAAAATCTACAATACCATGAAGTCTGTCGATAGGCAGGCTAAATCCATAGTACAGGATTGGGAGGAACAGGATGACCGAACAAACACAAGACACAACATCGTGGAGGAAGGAGTATTTGGAGATGAAGGCTGGTCTATCCAAATTACAAATCCAGTTGTTGACAGAGGGACCAAAACAACTAGCACAGGCATGGTTACTGGGAGCGATGCACCAGGACTACAAAAGAATGAAGGGGATTAAAGAAGAAGATACTGAGAATAAAGGACAGTTACAATCTTCATTAAAAGAATTTTTTGATAAAACCAAAGACCAAGGTATATAATGAATCTTGAACAACTTCAAGACCAATGGAAAGAGGATAGTGTAATTGATACTGACCTCTACTGTGAAGAGTCTATTAAAATACCTCAGTTACATATGAGGTATATGGAATATTATAATACATTCTCTCTTATGAAGAAAGAACGTGAGAGTGAAATGAAAGGATTGATTAAAGAGAAGTGGATATATTATAAAGGTAAAGCACCATCTGCAGTATATAAAGAGATACCATTTGATTTAAAATTAACAGATAAAAAAGAATTAGAAATGTTTATTAGTGCTGATGAGGAAGTCAGAAAACTTCAGTACAAAATAGACTACATAGATCAGGTCTTATATTTTCTTGATAGTGTTTTGCGAATGATAAACAATCGCAACTTCCAAATTAAGAATGCAATAGACTGGGAAAAATTTAAAAATGGTATGTGATGAGGTATGGATCTCCCTATAAGATTATTGAATTTGATGCACGAGCATTACAAAAGATCAATCGTGCAATTAATAGTAATGAAATGGGATGGGAGAAAGGTGTAGTTCCTGAAGCGAAAGGAAGAATTTTAAGAAAGTCAGAAGTTACATGGATCAATGATGAGAGAGTTGATAATATATTATTAGAAGCATGTGACTATTGTAATAATGGTAACTGGGGATTAAATATACAAGGAATTGAACCTGTTCAATTTGGTATCTACCCTGAAGGTGGTTTTTATAATTGGCATGTAGATCAACACAATGCTAGATTAAATCAAGTAAGAAAAATAAGTATGTCCCTTTTCCTCAATGAAGATTATGAGGGAGGGGACTTTGATTTGGAGCTATATAAACCAGGGACAGATCCTAGATTTGAGAGTTTTAAACTACCAAAAGGGTCTGCTATTTTTTTCCAAGCAGATCAATGGCATAGAGTACGTCCCGTCACCTCTGGTGTAAGAAAATCAATTGTAGCATGGTTTTATGGACCTCCTTATTCGTAAGAAGAATGAAGTTTATTTAAAAGTTGAAGCAGATCCTCATATAAATTATGAATTAGCAGACTTCTTTACTTTTGAAGTTGAGTCTGCTAAGTATATGCAAAAGACTAGAAGGTATAAGGGTTGGGACGGAAAGATTCGTCTCTATTCTCCTGCCACTGGTGAGATATATTGCGGTCTGGTAAGTTATCTAACTGACTGGGCGACTCAGAAGGGTTATAACTATCAATTAGAAGACTCGGAGAATTTTGGAAATCCATTGGAGGAGAATCAATTGGTAACTCCTCAAGGGGTGGGTCACTTCGTAAAGTCTTTATCTCTTCCTGTAAAGATGAGGGACTACCAATACCGAGCAGTATACGAATCCCTACGATACAACAGACGGCTCCTATTGTCCCCAACTGCCAGTGGGAAATCCTTAATGATTTATTCATTGGTACGTTTTCATGTAAATGTCAAAAGAAAAGTCTTAATTGTAGTGCCTACTACTTCTTTGGTAGAGCAAATGTATAAAGACTTTGAAGAATACGGATGGATGGCATCCAAATACTGCCACAAAATATATGCGGGGGAAGAGAAATATACTAAACATGATGTGGTAATTTCCACTTGGCAATCTATCTACAAGGAACCTAGTAAGTTTTTTTCTAGGTTCGATGTTGTGATAGGTGACGAGGCTCACCTTTTCAAAGCTAAATCTCTGACCACGCTTATGTCTAAGTTGCATGGATGTAAATACCGTATAGGTTTTACTGGAACATTAGACGGTGCTAATGTTAATCAGTTAGTTTTAGAGGGTGTGTTTGGTAGATGCTCTAAAGTCACTAAGACTAATGAGTTAATGAAACAAGGTCATGTTGCTAAATTAAGAGTAAAAATTATTTTACTTAAACATAAAGAACAAAGGTTTGAAGGATATCAAGATGAAATTGAGTATCTCGTAGATAATGATCTAAGAAATAATTTCATCAAGAATCTTGCAGTAGACCTTAAAGGTAACACCCTAGTACTATTTAACTACGTCGAGAAACACGGAATCCCTCTGTATGAATTGATAAATAGTAATACAGACAGTCCTGTCTATCTTGTTCATGGTGGTGTGGATACTAATGATCGTGAAGAAATTCGTTTTCTAACTGAGAAATCCAACAATGCTATAATAGTAGCATCTTATGGAACCTTCTCCACTGGTATTAATATCCGAAATCTCCACAATGTAATTTTTGCATCTCCTTCTAAATCTAGGATTCGCAATTTACAATCTATTGGAAGAGTTCTAAGAAAGGGGGATAACAAGTCAAAGGCTACTCTATATGATATCGCTGATGACATCTCTACAGACAAAGGAAACAACTATACGTTGAATCACTTGATGGAAAGAGTCAAAATTTACAGCGAAGAAAAATTTAATTATGAGATCATAGAAGTCAAACTTTAATCGTATGGCAATTAACTACGCAAAACACGAAGAAGAATTTTACGGTGTCTTTAAGCTATTGAATGGCGAAGAAGTCTTGGGTAGAGCTGTATTAACAGTTGATGGAGATGAATCCTTAGTTTTCATACAAGATCCTGTCGCCGTACATATTGTTCAAAAACCAATGAACGAAAATCAAATGGCAAGGGGTATAGGGTTTGCAAAATGGCAACAACTATCCGACGAAGATTTTTATATTATAAGAGAAAAAGATATTATAACTGTTTCTTCCATGAGTAAAGACGTAATTTTTATGTATGAAACTTATATCAATGGGGAACAGGGGACAGCAGAGAAAAAAGCAAAGATGAGATTAGATCCTTCAAAGCATAAATCTCTAGGCTACATCGGAAAAGTTGAAGAGTATCGATCCAAATTAGAAGATCTATTTAAAAATAACTAAAGTGTTCCCTTGAACCCTTACACGGTTAGTGTACAGCATATTGGTTATCTTGTCAAGTTGCAGGTCTGATTTTTTTGTGGTATAATTACCTCAAGTGCAAAAACTATATGGCTAGGAACACAAAAAAGAAACAACATTACGTTGATAATCAGGAGTTTCTTGCTGCTATTATCAAATATAAAGAGAAAGTAGAGATTGCTAAAGTTAAGGGTTTAGCTAAACCTCGTGTTAGCAATTACATAGGTGGATGCTTTTTAAAGATTGCCACTCACTTGTCGTACAGACCAAACTTCATCAACTACATGTATAAGGATGATATGGTTTGTGATGGCATAGAAAATTGTATACAGTATATTGATAATTTTGATCCAGCAAAGAGTAAAAATCCTTTTGCATACTTTACACAGATAGTCTATTATGCGTTCCTACGTCGTATTGCTAAAGAGAAACGTCAGATGGATATCAAAGATAAAATTCTAGAGAAGTCAGGATATGATCATGTGTTTAGTGTTGACGGCGATAGCAGTGCAGATTATAATCAAATCAAATCACGTGTAGAAATGAACACTAAGAGATGAAGATCCTTTTAATTACTGACCAGCATTTTGGTGTTCGTAACGACAATCAGCATTTCATAGATCACTATAAGAAATTTTATGGTGAGATAGTAATACCCTTTATTAAAGCATCTAAGATTGATACAATTATTAATCTAGGAGATACGTTTGATAAACGTAGAAGTATTAATTTTATGTCTCTTGATGAGGCAAAGGATATGTGGTTTGATCCTTTGAAGGATCTAAATGTCTCTATGACAATGCTTATAGGAAATCATGATATCTATTATAAAAATACACTTAGAGTAAATGCTCCCACAGAATTATTGGGAGAGTATTCCAACATCACTGTCATCGATAAACCTACTACCTGTAACTTTGGTGGTACTGATATTCTTCTTCTCCCTTGGATATGTGATGACAACTATGACAGAACATTACGAAGCATTACAGAGAGTGATGCTCCTGTCTGTATGGGCCATCTTGAGCTTAACGGTTTTGAGGCTCATCCTGGTCATATAATGGATAGAGGAATGGAACCTCACATCTTTAAGAAATTTAAAAAGGTGTTTACTGGTCATTACCATTCTAAATCTAATAAAGGAAACATATATTATCTCGGTAACCCTTATCAACTATACTGGAATGATTACAAATCTAAAAGAGGTTTTCATGTCTTTGACACAGAGACTCTACGAACTACTTTCTATAGAAATCCCTTTGACACTTTTCATAAGTTGTATTATAATGGTGGAGTTGTATTACCGCCTGAAGACGAAATTAAAGGAACCTTCGTCAAACTCATCGTAGAAGACAAAGGAGACTATGCTAAATTTGATTATGCAGTCCAGAAACTTCAACGTATGTCCCTTGGGGATCTTAAAATTGTTGAAGATCTCAGTGTAGAACTGGATTCTGGGGATCCATTAATGGAAACCGAAGACACTTTAACAATGTTGGACAACTATATAGATGAAATAGATCTTAAAGTTGATAAATCAAACGTTAAAAATGTTATGAGATCTCTTTATATGGAGGCATCATGTTTATCTTAACTACCAATAAGGGTGGAGTATACTCCATACCTGATAAGGAAAAGAAAAAGATAGTTCAATGCTTTGAAGAAAGAGATGATGCTGAAAGGTACAGGTCATTATTAGAAGCAGATGATTATAAACCAGAGCTTCATTTACAAGAGATAGATCAAGATTTAGTCGCACTTCAATGTGGTAACTATGGGTATAGTTACACCGTAATAACACCAGACGTTTTTGTAATTCCACCTCCTACTATTAAAGAATGATCCTTTTTGAAACTATTCGGTGGAAGAATTTTCTTTCCACTGGTGATCGATGGACTGAAATTTCACTGAATGATTCTAAAGCAACTTTAATAGTTGGATCAAATGGTGCTGGCAAATCTACAATGCTTGATGCATTAACGTTTGCTTTATTTAATAGACCCTTTCGTAAGATTAGTAAGAGTCAACTAGTCAATAGTATAAATGAAAAGGGTACAAAAGTCGAAGTTAATTTTAGTATAGGGAGGGATGAGTATCGTGTATTCAGAGGGATCAAACCAAATCTTTTTGAGGTTTACAAAAACAATAAGATGGTTGACCAAGATGCTGCAGTCAAGGACACGCAAAAACATCTGGAACAATCAATCCTCAAACTCAACTATAAAAGTTTTACCCAAGTCGTCATACTTGGTTCATCCACATTTGTCCCCTTCATGCAACTTACCGCACCTAACAGGCGAGAAGTTGTGGAAGATTTACTCGATATCAAGATCTTCTCAAACATGAATTCCATCCTTAAGGATAGAGTTCGTGATGCACAAGTAAAAAGTAAGGAGTGTATTTATCTTCTTACTATGGCAGAAGAGAGGGTAAATTCGCAACAAAAACTTATAAAATCCTTAAGAGAAATAAACACTACTAGAAAGCAAGAGAAAGAAGATAAAGTATTACATAATAAGGCTAAAATAAGTACAACTCAAAGTAATAAATTAGATACAGAAGTTGAATTAAAGGAGTTAGAAAAACAATTATCTGGAACAGAAGATAAAGGATCTTATCTACAAGAGTTAAGAAGTAAAGCATCTGATATAAATTCAGAACTTAAGAGAGTTACAAAAGAAATTAAATTCTTTAAGAAACACAATGACTGTCCTACTTGTCACCAGTCTATTGATAAAGATTTTAAAGAGAATAAGATATCTTCATTAACAGATAGTGGTGTTGGATTAACCAAAGCTTATAACACAGAAAAACAAGCTATTGAAGAACTGGTTTCTGTCATAGAGAAAGCCGATGAGTTATCAATGAAGGCTCATGAATTGAGAAGTGATATATCTGCATTTGATAGGGATATACTTAGATTGGAATCTGATAATTTACAGATCGAAAAAGAATTAAATGATTTAACTAGTACTCCAAAACTTGAAAAAGAATTACACACTCTTACAGCATATAAAGATGACTTAGAAACAACTAAAACTGATTGTGGTCAGGTTAGTAAAACATTAGATGAGTTTCAAGTAGTATCAAATCTACTAAAAGATTCTGGTATTAAGAAACAAATCATTAGAAAATATGTTCCTATTTTTAATAACCTCATCAATAAATATCTTCATAGTATGGATTTCTTTATTAACTTCACTCTCGACGAGGAGTTTAATGAAGTCCTTAAAAGTAGATTTAGAGATGAGTTTAGTTATTCTTCTTTCTCTGAAGGAGAGAAACAGAAGATTGATTTATCTCTTCTTTTTACATGGAGAGAAGTTGCACGCATGAAAAACTCTGCTGCCACTAATCTTCTTATACTGGATGAAGTATTTGATAGTTCATTAGATGCTGATAGTACAGCAGCACTACTTGCTATACTTGGTAACTTAGGGAAAACAACAAATATATTTGTCATATCACATAAAGGTGATATACTAATAGAGAAGTTTCCTAAGACATTACGATTTGAAAAAATTAACGATTTCTCTAAACTAACTGAAGATGAATGAAATTTGGAAGATATGGAAGTATTCATTAGGTTCTTTTTCTGATGCCAAGACCAAGAAGTATGATGATATTGTACTCGTTGTACGATCTATTATCTTTCTCACTTATCTTACTACTAATTGTTTTATTGTTGCGGGCGTGATCCGACACTGGGGTGACAGTTCAAAAACTGTCCCCATTTCCATGCATCATAATCCCAGACCTGTTATACTATGAGTATCAAACGGAGAAACATGGTAAATCAAGAAGTAAAGGGAACTCTCGCTAGACTACTCGCAACTGAGAACCTAACAGTTGAACATCGTAGAGTAACTACAGCATACTTTGATGTAGAAAAGAGATTGCTTTGCTTACCTATCTGGAAGACTGCATCAGAAACAGTATATGATCTTCTAGTAGGACATGAAGTAGGACATGCTCTCTACACCCCACAGGAGGGTCTACAAGACGCACCAAAAGCATTTGTTAATGTCTTAGAGGATGCTCGTATTGAACGTATGATGAAGGTAACATATCCTGGTCTTAGAAAAACATTCTTTGATGGATATAAAGAATTATGGGATCAAGATTTCTTTGGTGTTGGTAAAGAAGATCTTACTAAAATTCCTTTGATTGATCGTATCAATCTTTATTATAAAGGAAAAGCAAATATAGAATTCAATGAGAAAGAACAGGAGTTTGTAGATCGTGCTGCCCTTACTAAAACTTTTAAGGATGTTCTTGATCTAGCAAATGATCTATATGAATATGCAGAAGGTTTAGAAGATGAAAAAATTGATGATATTGATTTACCTAATATAGATGCAGAAGCAGATACAACAGCAGATAAAGAAGAAGAAGTAGAAATAGATCCAGTATCTCAAGAAGAACAGCAAGAGACTGAAGAAGAGACTGAAGGTGACTCAGCACCACCTAGACAAATGAGTATTGGTGGAGAAGGAGAAGAGATTCAAAAACCTTCACCTGCTGCTGGTACTGAATATGATGAAACTGAAAGTATAACAGAAGGAGCATTTAAAGATGCACTTGAAAGTCTTATAGATGATAGTGCTAAAGAATGGGTATACTTAACACTTCCTAAAGTAAATGTTAAGGAAATTGTTGTATCAGCAGAAAAAGTACAAGAAGATCTTAAGTATCACTACTTTGGATATCCAACTTCTAGTCCAGAAGAGTTAGAAGAGTTTGAAAAATCACGTGAGTATGGATTTAATCATTATCTAAAGTTTAAAAAAGATACTCAAAAAACTGTTAATTATTTGGTTAAGCAGTTTGAGATGAAGAAAGCAGCAGATCAATATAAGAGAGCAGCAGTATCTAAGACAGGTGTTCTTGATACTAACAAACTTCATCAGTATAAGTTAACTGAAGATATCTTTAAGAAGATTACTACTGTTAGTGATGGTAAGAATCATGGACTTGTAATGTTCCTTGATTGGTCAGGATCTATGAATCAGGTATTACTTGATACTCTTAAGCAAACTTACAATCTTATATGGTTCTGTAAGAAATCTAATATTCCATTTAGAGTTCTTGCATTCCAGAATGGACATTATCGTTATAGTGATTCTTATAGTCATAAGGCAGTTGATCCTAAAGTAAATCAACTTCATATTGGAAGTGATGTTCGTTTACTTGAATTCTTTTCTTCTAGACAGAATCCAAGATCTTTAGAAGAGTCTCTAAGACTTGTTTATCTTCAAGCATTTGCTATGAATAGTTGGAGCATGAGAATTCATCAAGAATATAATCTTGGAGGTACACCACTAGCAGAAGCAATATATTGTGCTCGTGATATTGTTGATGATATGAAGAGGGTTGAAAAAGTTCAGAAAGTAAATGTAGTTTGCTTAACTGATGGAGAAGCTAATCCTATGCAATATCTTTTAGAGCGTAATGCTGAATATAGTTATCACGATGATACATTTCTTCCAAGACAATTATGTCATTCTCATGGAAAGGTATTCTTCTTAAGAGATCCTAAGACTGGATTTACAAAGAAAATTAATCCAAGTCCTTATAACACTACAAAAGAAATAGTTGAGTTCTTTCGTAAGATAACTAGTTATAACTGGGTTGGAATTCGTTTATGCAGTAAGTCAGAAGCGAATAGAGTCTTTCGTTACTTTGTTGATGAAGAGTATAGTGTTCTTGATAAGCAATGGAAAAAGGAAAGATTCGCATCGGTCAAAGACAAGATGGGATTCACTGAAGCATTCTTTATGCCAGATCAGGGAATAGGTGAAGGAACTTCAGATCTTGAAGTTAAACAAAAGTCTGAAGTTGCTACTAAAGCAGAATTACAACGTGCATTTAAAAAGCATATGGGTTCTAAGATGTCCAACAAAACTATCCTTAATAAATTCATTGAGCAAATAGCATGATTATTCAAGATGATGAAACTATTGTAACTTCTATTTCAAGGGTCATCCGCAGTACTGTGGCGACCCTTCCTAATTTAAAATATAAACACCCTGAATATCCAGAAATATTTCACAATGATATTCATTTAGTAAATGAAATGTGGACATGTGATGGTCTTCGTAAGATACATTTAGAGTATGGAGAAACAAAGAATTTAGAAGTGATGCATTGTGTATTATTTCCAGATCCGAAATATAATCTACCTATATTTGGTTGTGATATTGTTGCTAATGAACATAGAGTAACTGCTGCTATTGTTGATCTATCTCCTGTTCATGGAGTAAAGGATGTTTATCAAAAGATAAAACCAATTTGTGAATCATATAATGATTTTGATTATCGTAAGTTACCAGATTGGGCAGATATATTTTCACCCTATTGTAAGTTTATGAGATTGAATGAGGACTGGGAAAAGGTTAATTATTATGAAATACTTCAGAAGTATCTTGAAGTATATTGTGAAGCAGTTAAGAATGCTGAGAAGGGATCTATTGAAGATACGTACAAACGTTATCAAGATCAAGTTTACTATTGTAAGAAACAAAAAATGAATAGGAAAACTGAAGCAGTTCTTAGTAAATGGTTTGATAAAGAATGGGCAGATAATTATATTGATAATGTTCTATTTGATAACCCACCACCAATGTTAACTCTATGAAAGAAATTAAATGGTCTGCACAGATCTTATTAAATTCAAATAGATTGACTAAAGTAGAATTCCTTTGTCATTCTAATTTAAGAGAAGATGCTGAACAGAAGTGTAAAGCTCTTTTTGGTGTCTCTGATGTCCGTCAACTTAAGAGAGAGTGGACAGATTAATAAGTGTCCATACCATGTTGATTTCATAAGCCATGGCTGTTATAATACATGTATAAAGAAAAACAAACAACCAATGGCTTTTGAACGAAAATTCACAGATGAAAATCTAATCGATTACCTTTCACAGTTTGGAAGGGAGATCACAGCAGTTAATGTTAAATCTGCTGCAGAACACCTTGGAGTTCAGGTTCAGAGTGTTACTAAAAGAATGAATAAGATTGGTCGTTTGACTAAAGTTGCTCGTGGTAAGTGGTACTTGACAGCACAAGATTTAATCAATGCTTATGAAGCACCTGCTGCTACACCTGCAATAGAAGTAAATTACATTCCTGATAAAGATCCAACTTATGTTCCTTTTGGTAACTTTACTTCTATCAAAAAGATTATTAAATCTAAATTATTTTATCCAGCATTTATCACTGGACTATCAGGAAATGGTAAGACCTTATCTGTAGAACAAGCAGCAGCAGATCTCAATAGAGAACTTATTCGTGTAAATATTACTATCGAAACAGATGAAGATGATCTTATTGGCGGTTTCCGTCTTGTTGATGGGAGTACTGTTTGGCACAACGGACCTGTTGTTGAAGCACTTGAACGTGGAGCAGTGCTCTTACTGGACGAAATCGATCTCGCATCCAACAAAATCCTCTGCTTGCAATCCATCCTAGAAGGTAAGGGTGTATTCTTGAAAAAGATTGGTAAGTATGTTAGACCTGCTGCTGGTTTCAATATTATTGCTACTGCTAATACTAAAGGTAAAGGATCTGATGATGGAAGATTTATTGGTACTAACGTTCTTAATGAAGCATTCTTAGAAAGATTCCCAATTACTTTTGAGCAAGAGTATCCTTCTGCTACTATTGAAAGTAAGATTCTTATCAATCAAGGATGTGATCCAGAGTTTACTGATAATCTTATCAAGTGGGCAGGTGTTATTCGTAAGACATTCTTTGACGGTGGGGTTGATGAAGTCATTACCACTCGTCGTTTGGTTCACATCGTTCAAGCGTTTAAGATCTTTGGTGATCGCTTGACTGCTATTACAAATTGTGTCAATCGTTTTGATGATGATACTAAGCAGTCATTCCTAGATCTCTATACTAAGGTTGACGCAGGAGAGGAATCCGAGTATAATGATGGGGAATAACACCCCTTCATTATGAATAGGAAATACAATGAGGAGGAGTATCTAAAGGAGATCTCTGATTACATTGCAAACACATACCGAGGTCATTATTCTGTAGGAAACGTACAGACTCTTGACCTCATTGACTCTGTGGGTGATGCTGAAGCATTTTGTAGGAGTAATGTCCTTAAGTATGCTTCACGTTATGACCGAAAGGGTACAGCAAGAAAGGATATCATAAAGATTATTCATTATGGTATACTATTACTGCACTTCAACGATAAACGTGAGAAGGCAGACCGTATAAACGCAGGAAATTCTACTGCATTCGCCGTTGATTATGACAAATGACTGTAATTACCAAACCAACAATTGAAGTCCTTAAGAACTTTTGTTCTATTAACAAATCTATTGTCATTAAACCTGGCAATCAAATTGCAACATTAAGTATCAATAAGAACATACTTGCTATTGCAGATGTTGAGGAACAGTTTGATTCTCAGATTTCTATCTACGATTTGGGAGTGTTCCTTGGAGGATTATCATTATTTGATCAACCAAAGATTGATACTTCAAAGGATAACTATCTAACAGTTAGTGATACTTCTGGTCGTTCTAAGACTAGATTCTTTTATGCAGATCCAGATGTAATTACTCAACCTCCAGAAAAGGAAATTACCCTTCCTAGTATTGATGTTGATTTTAAATTAGATTCTAATGTATTAGCACAATTACAACGTGCTGCAAGTGTTTATCAACTTCCAGATCTTTGTTTGTATGGAGATGGAACTGACATTCAACTTCGTGTAACTGATAAGAAGAATGATAGTTCTAATAGTTTCTCTGTATCTGTTGGTAGCACTACAGATGAATTCTGTTATTGTTTTAAAGTTGAGAACTTAAAACTATTACCAGGTTCTTATCAAGTCTCTGTTAGTAAAACTAATGTTGCTCTATTTCAAGGAGACGGTATTAAGTACTTTATTGCATTAGAACCAAACACATGAATCCAATCCTAGAAGGAAAAGTTAAAAGTGTTTATGATGTAGAAGGGGACGCACAAAAAGTCCTCATTAAATTCCATGATAGAGTTACTGCATGGAATGGTAAGCATGTAGAATACCCTAAAGATAAGGGTGCTACATGCTGTTTAATATCATCATTACTTTTTGAGATGTTGGAGAAGAGGGGAATTAGATCACATTATATTAATTGCCCTTCTCTTGATACTATGCTCTGTAAGAAACTAACAATCATACCTGTTGAGGTTATTGTTAGAAATATTGCTGCTGGTAGTATAGTAAAGAATACTAACATCACTGAAGGAACATTTATTCAACCACCTATAGTTGAATATTTTTTAAAGGATGATGCTAAGGATGATCCACTACTTACCTATGATAGAGTAAGACTAATGGGTATTGATCCTTTACCTATGAAAGAACAAGCACTGGATATTAATTACCAGTTGCAATCTTTATTCACCCTTATGGGTATTGACCTTGTAGATTTTAAATTGGAGTTTGGTTACGATGCTCACGGCGATTTATTCCTGGCTGATGAATTATCACCTGACAACATGCGACTCTGGAAAAAGGATACCAAAGAAAGATTTGATAAGGACTTGTTCAGAAAAGACGAAGGTGATATAGTGGAAGCATATAAGCACATCCTCGTACAATTGAGGCAATTTGCATGAATGATTTTTTATGGGTAGAGAAGTATCGACCTCAGAAAGTTGAGGAATGTATACTTCCTACTGAAGTGAAGACCACCTTCCAGAGTTTTATAGATCAAGGTGAGATACCGAATCTCCTTTTGTCTGGAACTGCTGGTGTTGGCAAGACTACAATAGCGAAAGCATTGTGTAATGAATTAGGAGCAGATTTTTATGTCATTAATGGGTCTGATGAGGGTCGATTCTTGGACACTGTACGCAATCAGGCAAAGACCTTTGCTGCTACTGTTTCTCTTACATCTGAATCTCGTCATAAGGTTCTTATTATTGATGAAGCAGACAATACGACACCCGACGTACAACTCCTCTTACGGGCCTCGATTGAGGAGTTCCAGAAAAACTGCCGTTTCATATTCACGTGTAACTTTAAGAATAAAATCATAGAACCATTACATAGTAGAACAACAGTAATTGATTTTAATGTTCGTGGAAAATCTAAACAAGCTCTTGCAGCACAGTTCTTTGAAAGGTGTAGAGACATCCTTACCAGAGAGGAAGTACGGTTCAATGACAAAGTGGTTGTCGAAATCATCCAAAAATACTTCCCAGACTTCAGAAGAACACTCAATGAACTCCAAAGATATAGTTCAACAGGTTCTATCGATACTGGAATCCTCGCAACGCTAGGTGATGCTAACATTGATAGTTTAGTATTATGTCTTAAAGATAAGAAGTTTGCTGAGGTTAAGAAGTGGGTTACACAAAACCTAGATAGTGATGCTACGATTATTATGCGAAAGTTATATGATAATCTTAGTCCTATGATGGATGGACCTAGTGTTGCTGCTGCGGTATTGATTATCGCAGAGTATCAATATAAGTCTGCGTTCGTTGTAGATCAAGAGATAAACCTATTGGCTTGTCTCACCCAGATAATGTTGGAGTGTAATTTTAAATGACTAAAGACAAACGAAAATTAAGAGCACAAGTTAAATCCAGATGGTATTATATCTTCTGGGGTGCTGCTACTGTATCTGTATTTGCTGGTCAAATGCATGTTGGTAATGGATTTAATAGGATGTCAGAAGCACTTGAAAAAGTGTTAGATTCACCTATAATATTAGATGTAAGACCACCCCAATCTATGTGGGATGATCCTATGATAATAAGATGAAATCTAAACTAAATTATGCTGTAACCATAGGTTACTTTGCTACTGCAATATTGACAGGAGGACTTGTATATCTCGGTCATAGTAATCATAGACTATCAGATAGTAATGATGCACTTACTGCAGAGGTACAAGCACTTGTTAAAGCATACCTAACAAGTGATAAGGATTGTTATCTGTTAGCACCTAAACCAGATGATTATATTATCTGGGAAGAAATGCCATACAAGGAGATGATATGATTACTAAAGTAGAACTATTACACCATAGACTTCAGGCAGTCTTAAGAGAACATACATTCTCTGGTGAGAATGCCCTTGAATATCTTGGTGAAGATGAACGTGGCCACAAATATAATATTGCTGGCAACGAGGTTTATGTTGATCAGATTGAAGAATTTGAAGCAGGTGAAGACAATGATTTATGATATTGCTGACATGCGTGAAGAAGTATTACGGATGTTAAAGGAAGATTGTTACCGTAAAGGTGAATACAAACTTTCTTCAGGTAAGATTAGTCCTCACTATGTTAATTGTAAACCACTTACTTTACATTGTAGAGGATTATGTTATGTTAGTTTTATGATGCTTGACTTCATTGAAGAAGCAAGTGTAGCAGTAGGAGGACTTACTCTTGGTGCTGATCCCCTTGTCAGTGGTGTTGCTATGGCAGCAGCATTGGATGAGCAAACTATCAATGGATTAATTGTTCGTAAAGAACCTAAAGGTCATGGTACGGGAGCATGGATAGAAGGCCCCTTGCCAGAAAAAGGTTCTCGTGTTACAGTGTTAGAGGATGTAGTTACAACAGGTGCATCTGCTATTAAGGCAGCACATAAATTGCGTGATGCAGGTTATTGTGTAGAACGTGTTGTTTCTATTGTCAATCGTCAGGAAGATGTAGAGATAGATGAAGCAATGGAATCAGAAGGACTAGAACTTTACAGCATTTACAACTTGGAGGAAATTACTAATGCCAGCTAGAAAAAGTGTCGCCGAATTAAAAGATCGTAAAGGTGGCAATATCATCAATCTTTCTTTTGGTCAAAATGAAGGACCGCTTATAGAATGTCTTGACCAGTTAGTAAAAGATGATTGTGCAACGAGTAGATCTGCATGGTTAAAAGATCAAATTCGTATCAAGTATAGAGAGTTAAAAGACAGATGAGTTCTTTAAAGACCCCTCTTAGATATCCTGGTGGTAAGTCACGTGCCGTTAAAAAAATGGCACAATTCTTTCCTAACTTCTCTAAGTTTAAATCATACAGGGAACCTTTTATTGGTGGTGGATCTGTAGCATTGTATGTTACACAGATGTACCCTGATTTGGATATATGGGTTAATGACTTGTATGAACCATTGGTTAATTTCTGGAAACAGTTAAGAGACAATGGTAAAGAACTTCAAAAAGAATTGAGCAATTTAAAAATTGCTCATCCTAATCAAGATTCTGCAAGATGTCTTTTTATAGAAATGAAGGGAAGAATAGATGCAGGTAATGATCAAGATAGAGCAGTAGCTTTCTATGTTGTGAACAAATGTAGTTTTAGTGGTCTTACTCAATCGAGTTCTTTCTCAGCACAGGCAAGTGATTCTAATTTCTCAATGAGAGGTATCGAAAAATTAGTGGAGTATAGTGATGTCATTCAAGATTGGAAAATTACCAACAAAGAATACCAAGAACTTTACACTGATAGTATGGATACTTTTACATATCTTGATCCTCCTTACGCAATCGGATCGAACTTGTATGGAAAGAAAGGAGGGATGCACAAGTACTTCGACCATGAAAAGTTCTTTGAGAACTGTGACAAGTGGTGTGGTCCTATGATGGTTTCTTACAATTCGGCAAATGAAATCTTAGAAAGGTTTATGGATTGGGATGCACAAGAATACGATCACACATATACTATGAGATCAGTAGGTGATTATATGAAGAATCAGCAAGAACGTAAAGAGTTGCTTTTATTAAATTATGCCATACGATGATCGTTATCCTCTTAAAGATTATCTGAATTCCATTAATCTTAATAAAGATTACTTAATGGATGAAGATCCTGCATGGGAAAAGAATTATCCAGCATATATCATTAACAAATGCTTGTCACATCATATGGATACACTAGCATTTGCTAATGAAATGAACCTTTATTCAGGTCTAGATAAGAAGTTACAATATGATTTTCTTATAAATATCGTGAGACCCCGAAAGAGATTTTCTCCTTGGGGTAAGAAACAAAAGATAGATGATCTTGATCTTGTTAAGCAATACTATGGTTATAGTAATGAAAAAGCAAAGCAGGCTTTGAGGATTTTATCTCCACAACAACTAGATTACATTAGAACAAAACTGAATAAGGGGGGTAAAAAATGAATGAACTAAAGGAAGTTCAGTGGACTAAGGATGATATGGTGGAGGTCAGTTTAAAAGAACCTGATGACTTCCTTAAAGTTCGTGAGACACTTACTCGTATTGGTGTAGCATCTCGTAAAGAAAAGAAGTTATATCAGTCTTGTCATATACTTCATAAGAAGGGACAGTATTACATAGTACATTTTAAAGAACTATTTGCTCTGGATGGAAAGAAAGCAAACCTATCAGAGAATGATGTTCAGAGACGTAACAGAATTATTAAACTACTATCTGACTGGGGATTAGTTGAGATAGTTAAAGAAGAAGTAATTAAAGATGCAGCACCACTTAGTCAAATAAAGGTTATTGCATATAGAGAAAAAGATCAGTGGTTTTTAGAGTCCAAATATAACATTGGCAAAAAAAGACAACCTTCAGAATGATATATAATATGAATCTGCATAAGTTATATGGCTAAGGAAGAAATAAAAGAAGAGGTAGTAGAAGAAGAAGTCGTTGAAGAACCTAAAAAGAAAGGTGTCTTCGGTAAAGTAAAAGATGCTATTCTACCAGATGCTGAAGAACAAGCAGCAATCATTAGTACAGCTGTTCGCATTACCGTTCTCGGCTGGTCGGGGGCTATCTTGACTTTGAACTACGTTTCTATACCAGGTATACCACAGCAGAAAATAGATCCAACTTTCATAGCTTCAGTTTTTACTGGAGTTTTAGCTAGCTTCGGAATTCAGACAGCTTCTAAGAAAGGTGATGGAACTATGAAGATGAATGGTAATGGTAGTGGTAACGGAGCACCTCCTGCTACTGCAAAAGATATTGAAGCGATCATAGCGAAAGCTGGTCCTACTCAAACTATTCGCATTGAGCAAGCACCTCTAAAAATAGTTGGTGTCTCAAGTGACGATGATAAGAAAACCTACGAATTATAGAATAATGCAAAAAATTGTAAATGTACTTGCTATTGCGTCTACTGTTGTATCTGCTACCGTTGTTGGTGGTGGGTTATACATATACCTCAATCGCACATCCATCATTGATGGAGTTAAATCTCAAGTTATGGAAAGCGTGCTTGGAGGTTCTGGAGGTCTTCCAGGATTGGGTGGTGGAGACCTTCCTTTAGGAACTAATGATCTCGCACCTTCAACACCTCAAGCTTCTGCACCTTCTTCTAGTATGGGTCTTCCTGTTCCTGGCGGATTCTAAATGGATTTACAGAAGATCGCTTCTACTGGTACTGCAGTTGTTGTAGTAGGCACTGGTGCTGTAGTTGGTGGCAATCATGTCATCGACCAACAGACTGGTGGTCCTCAGAGAAGAGAGGATGCTCAAATAGAAAAGATAAGACAAGTTGTTAGAGAAGAAATTTATTTGCAGTTAGTTGAGAACTGGCCAAAGTCAAGTGGTCCTGTGAAAGGATTAAAAGTTCCTAATAAGAATTATAAGCAAGTGATACCTCAAGATGGATCCAATCGTTAATGTTCCAAATATAACTGTAGATAATTCCACCATCCCGTATGTTCAGGTTAATGGTACTGGAATTAAGTTTATTGGAACTCAACGAATAGGAAATAATAGTATACAACCTATAAGCACTAGACGTATTGCTGATAGTCGCATATGGTTAAATGATGTACCACAGGCTCTACCAATAACAGTTCCTATTACTGAAAGAATAGGAATTCCTATTGTTAATATGCCTGGTTGTGTAAAGGTTCATAAGGAGAACGCAAAGAACCCAAAAAATAAAAATAAAATGCTCGTGGATGATGATCCAAAGGGCAATACAGTATTATGTGATGCTGGTGCTCCATATTATTACGCACCAAATTATGATGCCAGAGAATTATCTTGGCAAACAATATATACACCACAAGAAGAAGCTGATGGTTTAGATACTGGTGATGAACCTCCAGCACCTGATATAGATACTCCAGAACCTCCTGTAACACCTCCTACAACAGCAGAAGATGTAGAATGTCCTCCAAAGAATGCAAGACGAATAGGAGATTTATCTACTAGTGGAGAAGAAAGAGTAAAAGAATATAAATTAACACCTGATGGAAAAATCTGTGAAACGATCTGGGAACCAGTTCCATTTGTAGATCAGTACTTACCTAGTGTCGGAGTTGTAACAACTACTGCAGGAATTGCAGCTGTTGCGACTACATCCGCCCTACTTGCCAAACCCCTAGCAGACCTGCTCCTGAAGGTAATAAAGCCTGTTGTGAAGAAAGTTCTTGGGAAGATTCAGACGATGATGGGGAAGACTCCTTATCGCCCGACTCAATCTGAGATTCGGACGAATCAATATCGAGAGAAGAAGGGGATGCTTCCTCTGAAGTTTGGGAAGAAGAAGATGAAGATTCCTGAGAAGAAGGATTAGTCCACTTTGGTTGTGGTATCTGATGTTCGTGTGGCATAACTTG